TTTTGGTGAATTTGGATCAAGGTTACACTTAAATGATTCAATTACGTTTGGACGCAAATCTTCATCTTCGGATGTGAATGGTGTTTGTGGAAGTTTAGATTGATCAACAAATCTAACAACAACATCAAAATCACCATATTCTGAACCAGCGATTGTTCCAGCAGGACGAATGTTTGCAATACCAACTTTTACTTCATAGTTAGAATGAATACCATGAGAAATAGTATGGAACTTAAACAAATCTGTTGTTCTATCACCAATTTTTTGTGATGTTATCCAAGGAGTAGATGCAGCCAAATAATCGGTTGTAAAATCCCAAGGAGAACCAGCAGAGCCAGTTTCAATCATAATTTTTGTTGCAGCATCTAAAGCAAGTGAAGCGGATGCCTGTTTCTTAAAGTTTACATAGTTGTAAACGGCGTTTGTTCCATAAGGATTGTAGCCATACAAATCGCCAATATATGCAGTAGATTCTGGATTTATTGATGAACTAAATGCAGTTCCATTCTGATCGATAGCATTTGTAAATGCAGATTGGTCTGTTGTGAATGATCCTGACAAAGTGATAACAAAGCTACCACTATTGTTTGCAGATACGGTTGTTGATTCAAATAAAGATGTTGAATCTGAATTTGTTACAACAAATGTTGGATGTAAAAACGAAATAAGTGATTTACCCCAAGAACCAGTAGCAACTATTGCAACCGGATGCTTAAGAGAGTAACCACCGGATCCAAGAACACGAACTATTGTTGCACTACCTGCATTATTAAGATAGTTTTTTGCTGTGTATGGTAAGTATGATTGTTCATATGTATTACCGAAATGAGTGATAAAATCACTAAAACTATTCACCAATGTAGGCACAAAAGCCGGTCCTTTAAGCGTTGGTCCAACGAGAGCCGCACCAATGTTACCGATTCCTTGTGGGAGGAACGATAGATCCATTTCATTGGTAAACACTCCAGGACTTACAATTCTTTCATTAGCCACTTATTATCTCCATAAAATTATAGAATGAATCAAATTCTTCATATAAATATAAAGCAAAAAAATCAAAATTATGATTTAGATGCAATAAATTTACCAGAATCCAAATCTAAAACACCATCGCCATATTTTTCATTTAGTGTTTTTACCAAGTCACTTTCTTTTGTTTGTAACTCGGTATATTCGTTAAACAAGCGTTCTCTTAAATTTTTCATTTGTTCCAATCTTTTGTTCAAAAGATGTAATTCAATTTCCACTTGTCCAATTTGTGCAGTAGTTCTTGCATATCCGGATTGTAATGATTTGACAGTATCAATATCATCCTGTTCAAATTCTTTTTCAATAACTGTGTTTTCAGCATTGTCTGCCATATAAAACCTCACTTAAAATTGTAAAATATAACTCATATAAATATGTTTGTAAAATCTCTAAATGTGTTTTTAATCAGTTTCATCCACTTCAAATGTATAAACATCTGCAGATCTAGAAAGTGATATATCAACCATTTGAGCAACACGGCGTCTAAATTCAGCAAGTGAATCGGATCCATCATCATTACCATTTCCGAATCTACCTCTATCTGCATTTGCTTGACCTGCACCTCTCAATCTGGAGTTCAAATCATTGGTAGTTCCATAGTAATTTACATTATCAGGATTCATCATTGAGTTAATGTCACCAAACATTTCGGAAACAAATCTAATTTTATTAGCACTAATAACTCGTTTTGTTGTTGTATCTGCACCAACATCTTTTGGTATCAGATAACCGTGAACTGTTAATTGAAATGAAGAACGAACTACGCGGTCTTGACCAGTTGTGTTGTTATCTTCGATGGCCATTGAATCCATATATGTTGAGAATTTGTAATAATTCTTATCACCGAATGCCTGCCCATTAAAGTGAACAAATTGTTCAAGAATGTGATTTAATTGATTTTGATATTCACACCAAACTATAAAGTCATAAGTGACATCAACAAAATCAGGCATAGGGGTTAAATAATACTCATACGATGGTTTTCTTTCATATTGAGTGGTAAATTTGTCATATGGTGTCATTCTGTTGTATCTGTGTTGCATTACATAATAAAGTTGTTTTGTTGATGCAACTTTGTTTCTACGCATTTCTGGCTTTATAGAAACTGCAGACCGTCTGAATGTTATCAATGGTATTATCGTTTTACCTTTCTTGTCTTTTAAGAAACCATCTTTTTGTATTGATGCCCACTTTTCAGAATTTGCATATATGACAGGAACTACAATAGATTCACCATTGTCTTCTACACGAAGCATCATTTTTTGATCAATAAAAGACTTTACAGAAAAATCTATATCATAAAGAGTAATGGAAACACTACGAGTTTTATCTTTATCTCTACGAGTTTGTAGTGATCTTCCTTTACCCAAATCTTGTCTTTGATTTTGTTCTGAACGGACATCATCAATAAAAGAATCACGAGTTCTTCTTATTGGGGGTTTTCTATATTTTGCAGAATTAAACATTATATGTTACTCGGAATATCATTATGATCAGTTGTTATTGCTGGTCTAAATTCTTCTATATGTATTCTTGAACGTCTTGTTAAGTGTGTTGTTGCTATTATGGAAACATTGTGACCCCATCTTTCAGTAGCAAAAGAATAGTCAGGATTTTTTCCACCAAAGAATTGATTTTCTTGAACACCATCTATTTCCCACCATTCTCCGTTATATTCTATAACATCACCAACTTCAATAAAAATTTCAACATCTTTCAAAAACTCTCTAATAAAAGCAAAAGTAGCAGATTGTTGGAAGTCTTGACCAAATTCAGTTCCTTCATATGTCTGTGCCTGATAATCTATCAATGCAGGTATTTTAACGGGACTATGATATACTTTTTTATCCGATTCGTTATACAGATTTGTTTTTGTATTTTCAATGGAAAGTTTATAGACAGCAACTTCTGTATCTATTATGTCTGCTATCAGTTCCATATTAAATTTATGAACAAGACCAGCATCTCTTTGTCCGTGAAATAGTGGCATTTTATTATCCTATGTAAATTGCTAAAGGTGTCCCATTAAGACTTGCAGCCAATGCTTCAGTTTCTAATCTCTTTGCCTCTAATAATTTTGAACGAGTCATTGTATCTAACATTGTTCTCAATTGATCTACTAATGTCTGTTTTTCTGTTCCGGCTGCACTTAATAAATCCGATGCATTCAATGTTGTTTCACCATTTGGTATCGGAATACTACCATATTTACCACGAATATAACCCAACATTTCTTTTGCTAAAGCAAGACCAAATGAATATATCCAACTTTTACCAACAGAATTTATTTGAGAATATGTCATAAAATCATAAGGAGCATTTGACATATCAGAAACTTGTCCGTTTGGATATTTTAGTGGATTGCTTCTTTCTTCTTTCACAATATATTCAATCCATAGTTTGAAATCCTTTGTTGGAACCGGAAACATACGAAGTTCGTTGTTTATCAATTCAAATGTAAATGCAGATTTACGCATCATGTCATTAAATTCTATCGCTTGAACACGAAGTAAATCTGCATACATAGGCATCAACATGAATGATACACCAGTAGAATATGCACCAAATCCAAATGTATCTAACATTGCCTGATTACCCAAGTATGGATCATAAAAACGAATAGATGCTGGTGGAGAATAGTGATGAACTCTTTTTATCTCAATAGATCCTGTTGGAGTTTTTACACTACGAATCAATGTATCTAAATTGTATTTTTGTTGTCCTGTTTTTATATCAATAGATGATGAATAAAAAGCAACATTACCATTGGTAAAAGTTTCACTACCATATTCTGTTGCTAATTGTACAAGACCACCCATATTGGTAGATATGTTTCTTTGTGTTACATTAGAATTTGTTGATGAACCCATCAAACTCAATAAATTTTGTTGAATGTTAAATTGATTGACATGATATGAATACTCATATACAGCTTCTTCGAGACAGGTATAAAAGTTTACATCTTGCAATTCAACATCAACAAGTGGATAACCAAGTCTTTTTGCACACCAATCAGCAAAAGAATCTGCTTCTACTTGAAATTCTAAATCACTATCAAATGTTCCAAACGGTGTGCTTCCAGTTGTAAAACTGGAACTACCAGGCCAAATAGGAATTTCGGTCATTTATTTCTCGGATTTTGTTTCTTCAAAATACTTTAATATATCATCAACAATAGGATGACGGTGATTTGTTTTTAATTCATAAACCCCCAATCCATTTATTTTATCCTTCATATTGAATAAATATGGTAGACCAGAGTCTTTTTTCTGTTTTAAGTCAATTTGGGATATATCGCCAGTTAGCATCATCTTTGAGTTAATACCAAGACGAGACAATATCATTTCCATCTGTGCTTTAGTAACATTCTGTGATTCATCAACGATAACACAGGCATTTACAAATGTTCTACCACGAAGAAATGAAATAGGAGCAATTTCTATTTTATCTTCCATCATTAACTTTTCAATTTTCTCCTTATGGTACAGTTGAAACATATTCGCCTGTATTGGAGACAACCAAGGATCCATTTTTTCTTTTATATTTCCCGGAAGGAAACCCAAATCTTCATTAGATACAGTTGGTCTTGTAATTATTATTTTTTCAACTTCACGGTAAAAGAAACATT